CTCAAAAGACACTAGGAAATTCCATGTATTTCCCAACTATAAGTGGATCATTGGTGTCAAGTGATGCTCAATTATTTAACAGGCCCTTCTGGCTACAAAGAGCACAAGGTCATAATAATGGCATCTTATGGGGTAATCAGCTGTTTGTTACTGTATTAGATAACACCAGAAACACAAACTTTAGTATTGCTGTTTACCAAGAAAAAACACAGGTCAAAAATATAGAAAGTTATGATTCCACAAAATTTAATGAATTTCAAAGACATGTTGAGGAATATGAAGTATCACTTATTTTGCAGCTTTGTAAAATTCCATTAAAAGCAGAGGTCCTTGCACAGATTAATGCAATGAATTCAGATATATTGGAGAATTGGCAGTTAGGGTTTGTACCCACACCGGACAATCCTATACATGATACCTACAGATATTTAGATTCATTAGCAACACGCTGTCCAGAAAAAGTTCCAGTAAAAGAAAAGGAAGATCCATATGCTAAATATGTATTTTGGAATGTGGATTTATCTGAACGATTATCTTTGGATTTAGATCAATATTCATTGGGTCGCAAATTTTTGTTTCAGGCAGGATTGAAACAAAAGGCTGCTAATGGTTCTATATCTCGTGCAGTGTCCAGAGGCACTAAAAGAAAAAGAAAATAAACTGTACCGATTTCGGTCTTTGAACTTTGTCCAAGGAATGTTGTATTATTCATGGTGACTAAGATGAACTTTATACATGCCAATGACCGCACCCGGCTCTATATCTAAAGATCTGTATCGATCTTGGCATTAAATAGACGTCTGCGTTCGTACAAGCTCGGCGCAGCTGCCAACATTTTGGCGCCAAGAACGCTGGCGGTTGCCCAGGACCGTTAACGGTAAGTGCTTTGTTATTTTGTACCAGGTGCGGTACTGCTGTTATTACTCACGGTCATTGTTGCCAACAACCATCAGTCTCTGCTTATACTTGCCTGAACAGTACACAAATACATATATATATATATATATATATATATATATATATATGTATTGGGTCTTCAGCATATCAGGAGATTTACAGAACCAATGGAGAGCTATCCTCAGTCTGTTGCAGAGCTTGCACGTCTTCTAGATATACCAGTGGAAGATTTACTAATTCCTTGTAATTTTTGTGGAAACTTTTTGTCCTTTTTGGAACTACATGAGTTTGATGCCAAAATTTTAACTTTAATTTGGAAAGATCATTTAGTATTCGCCTGCTGTAGATGCTGTTGTACAGCTAGTGGATTTTTTGAGTTTCAGCATTTTTATGAACAGTCTGTTATAGGAAGAGATATAGAAACAGTAGAGCAAAAGACTATTTTTGAAGTTATTGTTAGATGCCATCAGTGTTTAAGGTTGTTGGATCAAATAGATAAGTTAGATATTTGTGGACGTAGACAACATTTTCACAAAGTTAGAGGAGGTTGGAGAGGTCGTTGCAGGTTTTGCAAATAATGATAGGGAATCAGGTCACTATTCAAGACATTGTCTTGGAGTTAGAACCTTATCCCATTGACCTGTTTTGCGAAGAAGAGGAGTTACCAACCGAGCAGGATATTGATGCGGAGGAGGAGTCACAGAAAATACCTTACAAAGTTGTTGCACCTTGCGGCTGCTGTGATTCAAGACTCCGACTGTATATTTTTGCTACAAACTTTGGAATACGAACCTTGCAATCGCTTTTGTTAGAAGACATCAACCTGTTGTGTCCTACCTGCCGTCAGCGCATCCAGTATGGCGGAGAATAAAGGTACTATAGATGCTAAAGAAGGGTGCAGTAATTGGTTTGTGTTGGAAGCAGAATGTAGTGACATAGAAAACGATTTGGAAAAACTATTTGATGAAAGTACAGATTCTGATATTTCTGAGTTAATTGATGATGGGGACTTGGAGCAGGGGAATTCCCGGGAACTATTTCAGCAACAGGAGAGTGAGGACAGCGAAGAGCAATTGCAAAAACTAAAACGAAAGTATTTAAGTCCAATTGCTGTTGCACAGCTTAGTCCGCGACTTCAGTGTATTTCATTATCGCCTCAGCAAAAAAGTAAAAGACGCCTTTTTACTGAGCAGGACAGCGGACTTGAGTTGACTTTAACAAATGAAGCTGAAGATATTACTTCTGAAAAAGTGGAGGTACCGAGAACAGACAATGCGTCTCCGCCTGCAGAAAGCAGTATGGGGACAGGGAATAACCATTTTAAAGAATTGTTGCGGTGTAGCAATATTAAAGCTACATTGCTTGCAAAGTTTAAAGTAGCTTATGAAGTTGGGTTCAATGACCTGACAAGACAATTTAAAAGTCATAAAACATGCTGTAATGATTGGGTAGCAACTGTATATGGTGTAAATGATGATTTGTATGAAAGTGCAAAACTATTATTACAACAGTATTGCGAATATGTGTGGGCTTTAAGATCAAATGCGATGTCATTGTTTCTATTGTGTTTTAAGGCGGGAAAAAATCGCTGTACTGTGTTGAAACTGCTGACTAGTATGTTATGTGTCCGTGAAGAGCAAATATTGGCAGAGCCACCAAAGCTTAGAAGTGCAGTAGCTGCAATTTTTTGGTATCAGGGTAGTCATATATCTGGTGCGTTTACGCATGGGACTGTGCCATCATGGATTGTACAACAAACAATGATAGGACATCAAACTGCAGATGCTACAACATTTGATTTTTCCAAAATGGTTCAATGGGCATTTGATAACAACCATACAGACGCAGCAGATATAGCATATCACTATGCTAAATTAGCACCGGAGGATGTTAATGCTATGGCATGGCTTGCACATAACAGTCAGGCAAGATTTGTTAGGGAATGTGCAGCAATGGTCCAATATTATAAAAGGGGACAGATGCGTGATATGACTATATCGGAATGGATATATAATAGGTTAGAGGAAGTCGAGGGCGTGGGACATTGGTCTACTATTGTAAAATTTATTAGATATCAAGAAATTAACTTTATAATGTTTCTGGCTACATTAAAAGATTTTTTGCATTCTGTTCCTAAACATAATTGTATTTTAATACATGGGCCTCCTAATACAGGCAAGTCAGCATTTACAATGTCATTAATTAGGGTGTTACATGGAAGGGTAATTTCTTTTGTAAATTCCAGAAGTCAATTTTGGTTACAGCCTTTAGGAGACAGTAAAATAGCACTGCTAGATGATGCTACAGATCCATGTTGGTTATATATGGACCAATATTTACGGAATGGTTTAGATGGGCATCCAGTGTCATTGGATTGTAAACATAAAGCCCCTATACAAATCAAATTTCCACCACTATTAGTAACCTCTAATATTGATATACACAGTGAAATACAGTATAAATATTTACATAGTAGGGTACAATCATTTAAATTTCCAAATAAATTTCCATTAAATGCTGACAATACACCACAGTTTGAATTTACTGACCAAAGCTGGAAATCTTTTTTTAAAAGGCTTTGGAATCAATTAGAGCTCAGTGACCACGAAGAGGAGGAGGATGGAGACACTCAGCGAGCGTTTCAATGCTCTGCAAGACCATCTAATGAACATTTATGAAGCAGCTAAAAATACTCTTGAAGCACAAATTGACCATTGGCAATTATTGAGACGAGAAGCAGTGTTGTTATTTGTTGCCAGGCAAAAGGGTGTATTAAGACTTGGATATCAGCCTGTACCACCACAGGCAGTTTCCGAAACTAAAGCAAAAGATGCTATAATGATGGTTCTGCAGTTACAATCACTTCAACACTCCAAATTTAAAGATGAGCCTTGGACACTGGTAGACACCAGTTTGGAAACCTATAGAAATCAACCAGAAAATACATTCAAAAAAGGACCTGTGAGTGTGGAGGTCATGTATGATAATGACCCCGCCAATACCAATGTATACACTATGTGGAAATATGTATATTATATGGATGCTGATGAGCAATGGCAAAAAACAGAAAGTGGAGTAAATCACACAGGCATTTATTATCTACAAGGAATATTTAAACATTATTATACACTGTTTGCTGATGATGCACCTAGATTTAGCTCCACTGGACACTGGGAAGTTATGATTAATAAAGAAACTGTGTTTGCCCCTGTTACTAGCTCCACCCCGCCGGACTCCCCCGGAAGACAAATATCCGGACAAAGCTCCAGGGCTGCCGCCACCAACACCGAGACCGACCACGCTACCACCACAGAAACCACAACCACCGAGAAGCAACAACGACGACCAAGATACAGACGGAAAGACTCTAGTCCTACAACCACCACCGCAACCGAAGAAAGATCCAGGAAAGCGCAGCAGAGAAGACGACCCAGATCCAGGTCCGTCGGGTCCCAAGAAAGGAGAACTAGGTCCAGATCTCGATCAGCATCCAGTAGAGGGGTCCACAAACGAAAGCGAAGCAGAAGTACCCACAGAGGGAGGGGGAGGAGATCAAGATCAAGGTCCAGATCAACCTCCAAGGGAAGGTGCCTCAGGAGAAGGAGACGTGGAAGGTCATCCTCCTCTTCCTCCATCTCAACCTCCTGCTCTGCCTCCTCCTCCGTCTCCTCCTCCTCACAACGGCGAAAACGGGGAAGAGGAGAGTCAAGGTCTAGTGCCTACCGTGGCATCTCTCCTGGCGATGTGGGAAAATCAGTTCAATCAGTTAGTGGAAGACATAAAGGAAGACTTGGAAGATTATTGGAGGAAGCTTATGACCCCCCAGTAATATTATTGAAGGGTGCAGCAAACACGCTTAAATGCTTTCGGAATCGCACTAAGCATAAGTATAAGGATTTGTTTAAATGCATTACTACCACATTTTCATGGGTGGCTAATGAAGGCTGCGAGCGGTTGGGAAGGCATAGAATGCTTATTGGGTTCACATCAGTAGAACAACGAAACAAATTTGATAATACTGTTAAGTACCCTAAAACAGTTGAAAAAACATATGGAAGTTTAGACAGCTTATAACTTACTAATACTGCTTTATTTATGCTGCTTTTGCTGCTAACACACTAATATATATTTTTTTTTACTTTTATACTTGCTATGGTACGTGCCAAAAGGGTCAAACGCGACTCTGTTACCCATATTTACCAAACCTGCAAACAGGCAGGTACCTGCCCTCCCGATGTTGTTAATAAAGTGGAGCAAAGTACAGTTGCTGACAACATTTTAAAATATGGGAGTGCTGCTGTCTTTTTTGGTGGTTTGGGGATAGGGACAGGCCGCGGCACTGGTGGCACAACCGGATATGTTCCCCTTGGAGAAGGGCCTGGAGTACGTGTAGGTAACACACCTACGGTTGTACGACCCTCTATTATTCCTGAGACTATAGGTCCTACTGATATAACTCCTGTTGATACTATAAATCCTATTGACCCTACAGCATCCTCCATTGTACCATTAACTGAAGCACCATCTGTGGACTTATTACCTGGCGAAGTGGAAACAATAGCTGAAATACATCCTTTGCCAGAGGCCCCGTCCACAGATTCACCTGTAGTAACTACTAGTAGGGGATCCAGTGCTGTTTTAGAAGTTGCACCTGAGCCTACTCCTCCAACACGTGTTCGTGTGTCACGTAGTCAATACCATAACCCATCTTTTCAAATCATAACAGAATCTACCCCCACACAGGGAGAAAGTTCTTTGGCAGATCATGTATTAGTAACCTCAGGTTCTGGAGGTCAAATTATAGGGGGCTCTTCTACGGAAGCAATAGAATTACAAGAGTTACCAAGCAGATACACGTTTGAGATAGAAGAGCCTACGCCCCCACGACGAAGTAGTACACCTATACAGCGACCCTCTAATGTCCGTAGAGGTCGGGGACCCTCTTTAACCAATAGACGTTTAGTGCAGCAGGTACAGGTAGAAAACCCATTATTTTTAAGTCAGCCCTCCCGTCTCGTACGTTTTGCATTTGATAATCCAGTATTTGAAGAAGAAGTAACAAATATCTTTGAACAAGATGTTAATGAGTTTCAGGAGCCGCCTGATAGAGACTTTTTAGATGTTGCTAAGTTAGGTAGGCCTCAGTATTCTGAAACACCAGCTGGCTATGTGCGTGTTAGTCGCCTAGGGCAAAGACAAACAATTAGGACGCGTTCTGGAGCCAGTATAGGTAGTCAAGTACATTTCTACAGGGACTTAAGTACAATAAACACCGAAGAACCCATTGAATTGCAACTGTTAGGACAACACTCTGGTGATGCTACTATAGTACAAGGGCCATCAGCAGAAAGCACATTTATAGATATGGATGTAGGTGTAAACCCAATATCAGAATCTGAAGAAGCCTTTTCACATGATTTACTGTTAGATGAAGCTGTAGAGGACTTTTCTGGCTCCCAATTAGTAATAGGAAACAGAAGAAGCACTGTAAGCTATACTGTCCCGCGTTTTGAAACCCCCCGGAGTGCCTCTTATTATGTTCAAGACACTCAAGGTTATTATGTTGCATATCCTGAATCCAGAAATAATATGGAAATCATATATCCTAGTCCAGAGTTACCTGTTGTAGTAATACATACATATGACAGCACAGGAGACTTTTATTTACATCCCAGTTTAACTCGCAAACGTCGCAAAAGAAAATATTTATGATTTCTGTTTACAGATGGCGACTTGGCAATCAGCTAGTGGTAAGGTGTATCTACCGCCTTCTACGCCAGTTGCAAGGGTCCAAGGCACGGATGAATATGTTGAACGCACCAACATCTATTACCATGCATATAGTGATCGGTTGTTAACTGTTGGGCATCCCTATTTCAATATTTATAACAATCAAGGCACACGATTGGAGGTTCCTAAAGTATCAGGAAATCAACACAGGGTATTTAGATTAAAGCTACCAGATCCTAATAGGTTTGCGTTAGCTGACATGTCAGTATATAACCCTGACAAAGAAAGATTAGTATGGGGTTTGAAAGGCATAGAAATAGGCAGGGGCCAACCTTTAGGAATAGGCAGCAGTGGTCATCCACTGTTTAATAAGGTTAATGATACAGAAAATGGCAATACATATAGGAACTCCTCTAAGGATGATAGACAAAATATTTCATTTGACCCCAAGCAGTTGCAAATGTTTATTATTGGCTGTACTCCATGTATAGGAGAACATTGGGACAGAGCACCAGCATGTGTTAATGATGATCAAGCTGGTAGATGTCCTCCTATAGAGTTAATAAACTCATATATACAGGATGGTGATATGGCTGACATAGGATACGGTAATATCAATTTTAAAACATTGCAACAAAATAGATCTGATGTAAGTTTAGATATAGTTGATGAAATTTGCAAGTATCCAGATTTTTTGAAAATGCAAAATGATGTTTATGGCGATGCTTGCTTTTTTTATGCTAGACGAGAGCAATGTTATGCCAGGCATTTTTTTGTGAGAGGTGGAAAACCGGGCGATGACATTCCTGCTTCACAAATAGATGATGGCAATTTAAAAAATGAGTATTACATACCTGCTGAGGCAGGACAACCTCAAAAGACACTAGGAAATTCCATGTATTTCCCAACTATAAGTGGATCATTGGTGTCAAGTGATGCTCAATTATTTAACAGGCCCTTCTGGCTACAAAGAGCACAAGGTCATAATAATGGCATCTTATGGGGTAATCAGCTGTTTGTTACTGTATTAGATAACACCAGAAACACAAACTTTAGTATTGCTGTTTACCAAGAAAAAACACAGGTCAAAAATATAGAAAGTTATGATTCCACAAAATTTAATGAAT